ATGAAATGGCAAACATGATCACCAAGATACAAACATTCGTCCAGCAGGTCATATGGGACTTCTTCTGGATATGGGCAGTATTCTGTGCCATCGGTTTCATTGCCATGATTATACTGTTCCGAAAGCCACTGACGTGTTTGATCCGTGGCCACCATTGGATGGCACAATCACGCGGTCACTGGGATAGGAAATGCAGCCGTTGTGGCGCTTACCGGCACGATCCTTACTGATATGAAAGGCTCCGCAAAACCTGATGCCTTGCACATCTACAAGGTGAAGTCCTACTCGGGTGACCGGTGGCTGTCCAAAGCCGAGATGGATGACTTCATGCGGGAGGTGATGAAACCCCTGGCACCCGAGCCAATGAAAACGATCTGTGGCATGATACCATGGATGTTTTGGACTTTGGTGATCACAGTTGCTTTCTCGTTGTTCGCTCCAATCCTCATTAAAATACTCCACAAATGAGCTTAGCTATCGACAAGCATTACCCCGTAGCGCTCACCGTTGATGATCAGGACATCTTCAGCGCCAAGCGCGCCGGTGATGGACACCGGGATCGCATGGGACACCACAAACGCAGAGGCAATGAAGTCCGTGGTGATCTGCCTGCCAAGTGCAGGGTGTTCGATCCTGTGAAGCTGAAGAAGTTGCAGCGCAAACGCCACCAATACGAATCAAAGGGCAAGGCGAGTGTCATGGACTTTGGTTGTCATATCATACGGCGACCAGAACCCGTCGGTGCTTTCATGGAACGCTTAAGCGCTGTCCAGGCTGATCAATGTCAGGCTATGGTTGAAAGGGAGGAGGGCATATGATCACGGTCCTAGAGTTTATGGCACTGGGCATGGTGATTGTGTTCTGGGTTGCCTACCGTGAGCTGATCACAATGGACATGAGGCCAAACATCCACTCGCCTAGGTGGTGGACTGAGGAGACTCAGCAGGCTCTTCAGTTTGAATGGACAACAAGCTCGGGCATCTTCAGCATCGATGTGGACGGCTTGTACTACTATTGGGACTTGGACGGTGATGAGTGCTACGGACCGTTCCGGTTGATGGCTGAGTGCCAAATTGCTTACAATGAATTTGAGCGTCAGGCACGGATAGAGGATTGCGGTCGACTATAATGGCATGAAAGCGAAACCCAAAAACGAACTTGAGATGTTGGAAGTTGCACGTCGCGCTTACAGGGAGCTCAAGGAACAGGAAGCCTTCCTTGAAGACAACCTGTCCAAGATTAGGTCGTTGATCAGGAAACTGACCAAGTCCGCTCGTGCTGCTGGATGGGACCTCAAATGAAGCCAAACACCGCCAGCTCCGACTTTTGGGAGGATGTGCCCGCCAATCCTGTCCGCAAGGTTCATGTGGGCGATCAAATCCGACAGTGCTGGGATGCTAATTCCCTGCATGACAGCCACCCAGCGTTCGTTGGTGACAATCGACACACCGTCATAAAGGTCCACAAGGACGGCTCGGTCGACATTCAACTGCCCTGGCGCAAGCGTCGCGTCCGTAAATTCATCCTAGCCCCCATTACCACATGAAAACAAACTGGAAGGAACTCATCGGCGGTCGCGTGCTCATCCAAAAGGCTGATTTCACCGACCGCCAGGCAATACCAATGGAGGTTGTGCTGACTGAGTTGTCGCCTTCCGGCAAGTGCTTCAAAGCCCTCTGGGTGATGTCAAACCAATCCTTTTGGCAAAACTGCACCGATTTTGAAGTCCTCGAGACGCTGCCACCCGAGTCACCGCAGGCCGTTGCAATGCTGTGCCATAAGCTGATCGAGTCATTACGCAATGACTGTGAAGGAGCATCAGTTATGATTCCTTGTGACAACCCAGACCCTGACGGACATGACGACCAGGTCGCTGTTGATGTCATGGGTGACTGGAACGGCTTCAAGGAGGAACGATTCTACGCTGACACACTGCTGAACGCATTGATGAAAGCCGACAGCAAACGCCAGGCTGTCAGGGACAAGTCCAAAATCAAATGACAATTCGTGAAATATCTGGCCTGTGTGCCATAGCCATCAAACAAGCAGAACGTGACGGTACTTTGACGTATGGACAAACCGTAGATGCCATACAAGAGGTATTGGAACGATACGTCACACCAAAGCTGGTGCCCGGTAAGTTGGTCACCAGTGTGTTTTCATGTCCTGAGTGTGGCAGGAACCTCGTTCCACATGAAGGTCATCCAGGCGAAAAGTGGTGTCCAATTTGCAGGCTTATTCCTATGATAAACACCTGACGCGCAACAAATCAAATGAACAAGAAACAAGAAGCTGCCCTCGCTCAAGCCAGGGAACTGCTCAGGAAGAACTTTGCATCCTCATTGATCTCGCTCGAGTTCGACGTGGTCACCGAGGTGCCATCAGGCATTGAAGGTGCACCGCCGACTAAGAACACCAACACATCATTCAGGACATACTGGCAAGGACGCATGTCCTCAGCGCTGGGACTGCTGGATTTCAGTCGGACACACATCAAAAGCTTGGTGGGTTAGTGTCGGTAATCGCTGTTGACTTCCTAGGTTATTGTAGTGTATAGGCACGAGCCTACGCAGCAGGCTCACAATGGGCCCAATAATTCCTTGCATACCTATGAAGACAATCCCGGCAACGGTCATTGAAGGTGCAGTCACTGTAAGCTCTGGAACGCCAGTTCAGCAACTAAGCGCCACGTCGCAGAAGGTTTTATCCCTGCTGCTGGTTCCTGATCCTGCGAACAGTGGCACAATAAAAGCCGGCATCAGCAATCCACCAATCATCCCCGCACCGATTCAGTATCCCAATGTGCTCACCGACCCTGTGCAGACGCTCGACCTGAACCAGTTTTTCTTCCAGGGCACCAACGTGGGGGACAAACTCCTTTACGTTGCCACGTTGCCGCCCGGACCGAACACCTAACATTAAACACCTAGGTGCAATAAAATGAAATCACTACGAATGGTGTTATTTGGTGCCGCTGCGATAATCGGCGCTTTTTTCGCGCCCAAGCTAAATGCTCAGGGCATACCACCACCTGCTGAGGCTACAGTAGCTCAGGTCGCTGCAAAGACAGCGGGTAATGTGTATGTCAGTCCCCGCAGACTTCCTAGTGGAGGCTCCGGCACCGTCACCTCGGTCTCCGTGGTCTCCGCCAACGGCGTATCCGGGACGGTCGCGAACCAGACGACGACTCCCGCGATCACGCTCAGCGTGGCGTCGAACGTTCAGACGGTTGCCCAAACCTCCAACGGCTTCACGCTCGGGGAGTGCGTGTATAACGACGGGACGGGGACGGTGGGCTCTCCGCACTTCTCGGCGGCAGACAACAGCGCTCAGGGGACGGCGACGGTCGCGGGCGTGGTCACGGTCACGGGCACCAATTCGTTCACGATGACGACCTCTGGCTACGAGAGCACGATAACGGGATTGGCGGCCAACACCGTTTACTACCTTGGGACGGGCGGGGCGCTGACGGCTACCGCTCCAACGGGCACCACCTCGTTCGTGACCCCCGTCCTAAAGACCGGAGCGGCGGGGGACGGGACGGTGCAGATCGGGGCGGCGGCGAGCAACGCGCTCATCAGCCCGGCTTCGTTAAACGTCGGCACCGGAGTCGCCAACGCTCTCGGAGTCAACGTGGGCTCTCCCGGTGCCTTCGTGACGTACAACGGTGCGCTAGGAACGCCGTCGAGCGGGACGTTGACCAACGCAACGGGACTCCCGGCAGCTTCCGTGGTTGCTGGCGCGTTGTCGAATGGCATGACGGCCACTACCCAATCAGCGGCCTCTAACGACACGAAATTGGCGACGGACGCTTACGTGGACGCCCTTGCTGCGGCCACCCTCACCCTAACCAACAAGAATCTTACAAGCGGAACGAACACTTTTCCGACGTTCAATCAGAATACCACTGGTTCAGCCGGAAGCCTTGCGGCCAACGCAACGATTGCCACGCCAACGTCAGGTAGCTCGACCGTTTTAGCTGGATACATTGGGATGCCTCAGAACAGCCAAAGCGCCGCCTACACCATGGTCTTGGGCGACATGGGAAAGCATATCCTTCACCCCACGGCTGACAACAACGCCCGGACGTTCACAATAGACTCCAATGCCAACGTGGCATGGCCGATTGGCACCGTCATCACAGTCGTTAATCAGATCAACACCGTCACAATCGCCATCACGTCCGACACGCTCACGTGGTACGCCGGGAGCGGGACTGGTTCCACAGGATCGCGTTCACTGGCGGCAGGCGGCGTAGCGACGCTTCTCAAGGTTGGAACCACTTCGTGGATAATCAGCGGGCCTGGGGTATCCTGAAATGAAAGCCTTTTTGAAAGGATTGCTCGCCATTGGGATTTTGGCCTCTTTGCAGGGGGCTCCCGCGAATATCGGATTTTGGCAGAACACGCCGGGGGGTGGCCCACCGGCATTGATAACTCATACTGGCACGGGGGGCGGCATTAACGGGGTTACCAGTAGCTCAATAAACACAACAGGGGCAAACCTGCTCGTGGTTGCGGTTAGCTGGTACAGCGGGATAACCGCGAATGGCACTATAAGCGATTCCAAATCTAACACTTGGTCTGCTCTGACAGAGAGCACTTCCACCTCCAATAATGTAAGCTGCCAACTGTTTTATTGCTATGGAGCCACAGTCGGATCAGGTCACACCTTTACCTATAACGGCACTTCCATATATGCCTCAATATGCGTGGAGGCATTTAGCAACGTGGCGGCTTCTCCTTTCGATCATGAGAACGGCGCGGGAAGCGCGAATGCCACCACCATCCAACCGGGGTCCATAACGCCTTCTCAGGCTCATAGTATAATCGTAAGCGCATTTTCCTTCGGTGCTAATTCCAGCGGCACTATTTCCGTTGATTCCAGCTTAACGATAACGGACACCGCCGCATATGTGACGGCTACCAGCGAGGGACTTTCAATGTCTTATAACATACTTAGTTCGGCCTCTGCGACAAATCCTACGTGGACCTCGCAATTTATAACCAATGTTTTGGCGTCCAGAGTAGCGGATTTCAAATACTGAAATGAAATTCCTATCTCGATTTGTTGTGGTGACGGTTATCGTCGTCGCACGAGCACTCGCCTCTAATTGGTATATCACTCAGTCTGGAGCAGGTTCCTTGAATGGAACTTCTGTAGGAAACGCTTGGGCGGTGGGCTCTCAGACGTGGGGTGGGGCCGGTATCGTCGCCGGGGATACGGTTCACCTTGATGGCACCTTCACGAGCGCGTTTACGATTTCCGGGAGCGGGTCAAGCGGTAACCCGATAACTATCCTTTTCGATTCCGGTGCAAATTTCTCTGTTCCGGCGTGGGCAGTCAGCGGTGCAGTAATTCTAAGCGGTCGAAGCTACGTGACGATAAACGGCGATGTAACCGGAGGAAGGCAGGGACTCATTCAGAGCACCGCCAACGGCACAGGTCTATCCAATCAGGTTAACTCCGTTGGTGTCATCCTGACAAACTGTTCCAATATCACGGTAGAGAACCTGACAGTGAGCCCAATGTACGTAAGGACCGTTGGCACCGACCAGAATAATTACGGGGTTTGTGTCTATTGCCTCGGCAACAACGGCTCTGGAATTTCCAGTATCACAGTAAATAATTGCACCCTGACCGACGCCACGGGGGGGTTTTACTTCGTACCGAACGGAGCATGCTCTAACATCACCTATTCTAATTGCACCTCATACAACTGCAACTGGTGCGGGGTTTGCAGCGGGTCGGGCAGCTCCGCCAATACGATTGTCGGAATGTACGTTTATGGGAACCGATTCTCTAATTGGACAAATTGGGATGATACCTCCGGGGCCGACACATTCCATCATAACGGATTTTTCACTTTTGCGACTGCCGGTTCAACTGCTGACACCGTATATTATTACAATAATATCATCGGGCCGAACTATTCTTTGAACGGCGGCGGAGTGAACAAATCAACATCGGGACTGTTCATCCAATTCGGGGTAACTAATGCCCGGGCTTATAACAATCTTTTCCTGACCAATGGGAGCGGCGACAATCCTTCGACCGGGTTCATCTACTTCAACCCTGAAGGGAACTTGGTATCGACCTACCTGATAGCCAACAATACGTTCGTCGGCGGTGGAACCGGGATCGGGATCAACTTCTCTCCTGACACCTTCTCCGTAGGAGGTACGCAAACTCTCAAGGACGAGAACAACCTGTTCCAGAACGTCGATACTGCGGTGGCCGTGTTTTACAGCGGAACCACGTCCCTTACCTGCACGAACAATCTTGGTTATGGCGGGCTCGGCAATGCGTTCAAGTATTCTACGAATGGCAGCGCAGGAGGGATTTCCATAGCAACGTGGCAGTCTGAAACGGGTCAGGACGCCAATTTTTCAACATCGAACCCTTTATTGAACTCAGCGAATATTCCGTCGAGTTCTTCCCCATGCCGTGCAGGTGGAACGAATGCAACGCTAGCCTCTGTCCCCCTTGATCTATCGAACCGCCCCCGTCCTCCCACGCCCTCCATCGGCGCCTACGAATACTACCAGACCGCCCTCTCCGCACTCGCTCCGGGCAGGGGCGTCGTCGTAGGGGGGCCGTGAATCCGACATGATATGGTGCCTCCTGCTATACTGTTGGCAGCACTGATCGCTGTCGAATCACACATCAATCCCACCGCTGTGGGCACTCACAGCGAACTAGGGATCCTGCAGATCAAGTTCGGTACGCTGATGGACATTGATCGGATAATGCACCGGCAGGTGTACCATCCCGATGACCGACTTGACCTGGAGAAAAGCAAGGAGATGTGCTGCATCTACCTTTCTCATTACACACGCGGCACGGTATATCCCAATGTGGCTGCCATGTATGAGGACATGGCACGTACCTGGAAGGGCGGTCCACACGGCAAGCACCTGGATGAAACCACTGAATACTGGCACAAGGTTGAGGCTGAACTGCTGAAGACCGAAATAACCGTACCATCATAATGAAAAAGCCGAAGATCACCGACAATCAGCTCATTCAAAACGCCATATTTGCGCGTGGTGAGTTCCTTCGCAACCTGATCGACAAGACCAAGGACATCGATAAGGAGTGCGGGTACGAGGAGATACTCACCATTGCGTACCTTCGGCAGATGTACGACCGCGAGGGCATCGCCAAGCGCGTCGTCAGGATTTTCCCCGAGGAGTGCTGGAAGCAGGACCCTGAAATCCTTGAGACGGATGACGAGGGAGACACTCAGTTCGAGAAGGACTGGGACGCCCTGCAAAAGAAGTTCAAACTGTATAGCATCCTGCAGCGTGCGGATGTCATGTCGGGCATTGGTACGTTTGGTGTGATACTGCTCGGTATCACTGACGGCAAGCAATTCATTGAACCGGTCGATGGTGTGCCGCTTGATGGGACGATGCCCACCACCTTCCCCAAGGGCAGCAGAGCGCAGAAGCTCGCTTACCTCCGTGTGTTCGATGAATCAGCGGTGACAATCAACAAGTTTGAGTTGGACATTACCAGCCCGAGGTACGGCCGTCCGCTGCTCTACAACATCAATTTCATCCAGTACGGTGTCAACACGCAGGTGATCCAACCGGTGGCACCCATGCCGACCAGCCCGACACCCGTTCACTGGACGCGGGTGATTCACCTTGCTGATAACAAGGAAAGCAGCGAGGTGTATGGCGTGCCAAGGTTGGCATCGGTCGCCAACCGCATCGTCGACCTTCGCAAGGTGCTAGGAGGCGCCGGTGAGATGTTCTACAAGGGTGGCTTCCCTGGCATCAGCTTCGAGGTCAATCCCGAGCTGCAGGCTGTGTCAACCCTCAACCGTGAGGAGATGCGCGAGGAGTTCGAGAAGTACCAATCAGGGTTGCAGCGCTACCTCGCACTTGTCGGTGTCACCGCCAAATCAATGGCGCTGCAGGTCGCTGATCCCACAGCGCACTTCACCACGGCAATCAAAGCCATCGCTTGCTCACTGGGGATCCCGTGGCGCGTGTTCATCGGGACTGAGGAGGCCAAGCTCGCCGCCGACCAGGACGCTTCAGCATGGAATGAACGCGTCACGAACCGCCAAACCAAGTACCTTACCCCGGACGTAATCACGCCGTTTGTGGAGCGACTGATCATCATGGGCATCCTGTCCCCGCTTGACGACATGGATGCTGGGTTGGTCGTGAACTGGGCTGACCCCCACACGACCAGCGACACAGAAAAGGCGCAGATCGCCTTCCAGATGTCGCAAGCGATGGGTGCATACGTCAGTGGTGGTTGCGATGTGCTGGTGCCACCGAAGCAGTACCTGACAATGTTCCTGAACTTCACGGACGAGGAAGCGGACGCCATCATGGCGAACGTGAAGAAGTACCTGAACACGATGGGCAACGGTGGACAGGCTGACATCCTGCATCCTCCGCAGCCTGACCCGAACGCTCCCGGTGCTGATGGTCAACCGCCACCGGCTGGTGGGTCACCGCTGCCGAACGCTGGTAAGGGTGGCACAAAGGCCACTCAAGTTGACAACTTCCCCAACCAGGGCAATCCCTACCAGCAACCCAAGCCCGGTAAGACACAGTCGAAGATTCCCAGCGCTGTAAAGCCCCCTCCCGCAGCACCACCGCTTAAGGGATCCCCGACGCCTGGCAGTGGTGGTAAGAAGCCCGTCAAGAATGAGGAGGAACATGTGTCGAACATTCGCATCATGCAGAAGCGCAAGGAGGCTGCCTTTGCGTCGAATGAGGCTGTTGAGCAGGGCACTATCGCTGACCACATGAAGGACATTGCACACCACAAGGCTGCCGCAACCCTTCACAACGAGGCATCCGAATTGCTCAAGGATGACCAACCGAACGCAGCGGCCTGGCATGATGCGGAGGCTGACCGTCACCTGACAGCAATCACTGAGCTGCAACGTGGCGGTGCTCGTGCTGGAGCGGGACGCAAACCGACAAAGGGAGGCGAACAACAGTCCACGGCGTTGAAGGACAAGGAAAAAGCAGCTGTCGACCGCATCGAAGCCTTCTACAAGAAGGGGAACAAGAAAGGTGGTAGCGGTGGCAAGGACAAACTTCCCAAGGGTAAGGGTGTCAAAAAGTAGAATTTCCACTGGCAATCACGCCATTGGATAAACCAAGGACACAAAATGATCGGTGAAGTAGTCAAGATAGGTGACGCAGTCAAGGTGGTCGACGAGTTCAGCGTGCTGCACAACGGCATCATAACAAACGTATGGACTCAGCCGGGACAGCCATCAACTGTAGCAAACGTCCTATATCTGTCCTCTGACGAGACAAAGACAGATAGTTACGGACGCCAAGTCGAGAGGATGTCTTCCTGCTCGCACCGTGACAGCGGATCAGCTCACGGGAGGTACTGGTTCGTGGAAGGTGATCGGAAGTAAATGATCGAAGCTGACCAAGTACGGGCCTTAACGGTGCGGAAACAGTCAGTGACTGATTAACATGAAGACACCAGGACGACTTGTGCAGGAACCACCTTTGGATGAATCCCAACCAGGTGACTTCCACTTCAAGGTTAACCCACATGATGGGAAAATGTACTGTGCAATGCACCTGCCCTGCCAACATGGGTGGTTTACAAACCTGCCCGTTGCAATCGGCCCCCATGCTGACGGATACTGGGGATGGAACGGCAAGACTGATAAGCCCACTTTAACTCCATCGATTGAACAGAAGCGAGTGCTGAGGTATGAGAAGAATGCAGAGGGCAAAGATGTGCCTGTGATGGAGACCCTTTGGCATGGTCATTTGACGGACGGCGAATTTGTTTCCTGCTGACGACTATAGTAGCATATGAGCCGCACCCTAAAAAATTGGAACAGAGAGCACCCGCAGTACGTACTCAACGAGTACCTTGAGCACAGGAAGAAGTTCCTGAACACAATATCCACTCGAGACCTGATTGCAGGTGCTCGCAAGACCGCTGAAGCATCACCACCCGAGGTTGGTGCACCCAAGGAGATAAACAACCGCACCATTGCCAGGGCCTTCCTCCTTCACGTCGAGGAGTTCAATTACAAGGCACGCTGGCGAGCTCACCATGGATGGCCGTTTGATGATGTGCATGACCCCGAGCTGTTTCAGCGTCATATTGACGAGGGTCGGAAGAAGATTGAGGAGGCTGCAAAGCTGGGTGCTTCCCCTGACATGCTTGCCAAGTACGGTGGGCTGATCAAAGAGCCCTTCGATGCAACGAAGATTTGGACACCCGAGGGCAAGGAAATCAGCCGCCCGGACTTCACTCGTCTCGATCCTGAGAAACAGGACATGCTGCGAGCTTACAACCGCCAGCGGATGCAAGCGCTCATCAAGTGCAAGTTCGCTGGCATGATCGCTTCGGGGGCGCTGGTCGACATTCGATTCCACAAGCACGCGAAGCCCCTACTTGAGGAACCTGCTGAGATCGTCGAGTCGAAAGCCTACGGTCACAAGCAACCGGTGATTGTTGATCTCAAGCATGACACACCCGAGCTGATTGAGATGGTTAAGTCGGACGACAGCGCCGGTGTGCCCGACGCCGAAAAGGTCGCTATTGAAGTGCGGCCCGGTGACACGGTTGAATCGATTGCCGGACGCATTGCTCACGGCATGGGTGAGGTGATTGAATTTCCTGGAAAACAATGAGCCGATTGATGCGAATTGATCCAACGCGGACGACCCTGATTGTCCATGCCTTCACCCAGGACATCAAGTCGAGGATGGACGCTTTCAAAGGCCATGTCCATAAGCTCGTCGGGTTGGACGATTCGTTCGGCTTGGGTTCACCCGTAGCCAATGCACTTACCACAAACAAGTACCAGTTCCTTACGTCAGCCCAGAAGCAGCAAGCGTTCAGCAATTGGTTACAACAGCAGTTGGACAGCGGCGCTTTGGGGCTTATTGCTGGCAACGACCCTGACAATCCTTGGGTTGGTGCATATATCACCAGCGCGTACAAGCAGGGTCTTGTCCGAGCCTACCTCGACTCCCATCGAGATAGCATGGTGTCCGACCCTACCTTTTACGCCAAATCGGAAGCTGCGTTCGTCAAACAGTCCTTTTCCTCACCGGAAACACTGGACAAGATTCAGTCCTTAGCGACACGCACGTTTGAGGAAATGAAGGGGTTTACTGCTGATAATAAGCAGATACTTGGCAGGACCCTAGCCGATGGCATGGCAAACGGTGATGCACCACTCACCATTGCCAAGGACATGACCGACCAGATTGACGGCCTGACGCGGTCGCGTGCGAACATGATTGCGCGTACTGAAATCGTAAGAGCGCACGCAGAAGGGCAGCTTGACGCGTTTGACGCGCTCGACATCGATTCACTTGGCATGATGGCTGAGTGGGCTACGGCGGATGATGATGCTGTGTGTGAGGACTGCCAGGACGGTGCAGACAACAGCCCATACACTGTGGACGAGGCCCGGGGCCTGATCCCACTCCATCCCAACTGCCGTTGCTCGTGGATCCCTGCACCTGTGGACAAGAAAGGACGCATTGACCGCTCAAACGATTCAGCACCGGAGGCTGATGAAGAGGACGACCTTACAGACAATCTCAAGATCAAAGTCCATGGATGAAACACCCAAAAGCTTCGTACTGATCCGTCACCTCATGCGTGGCGATACGCTGCTGTGCAGCGCTGTTGTCAAAGCAGTCCACGAGAGGAATCCCGGCTGCAAGATTTACTTCCAAACCAAGTTCCCCGAGGTGTTCGAGAACAACCCCCGGGTGGTGGAAGCTGGCTTGGGTGTGATTGGACCGAACAAGCCCACAGCGATCTACAACCTCAACCTGGTGTACTACGAGCAGATGCCCGGGTGGCACCTGATCGATGGTTTCGCGCAAGGGGCTGGGTTCAAGCGCGGTGAGATAGCTCGGGACCTCGAGATGTTTCCTCGCGTCGGACACTACGACTGGGCGAAGCGCGAGATACATTGCTCCGACTATGTTGTGATTGCCCCGGGACCTGGCTTGTGGGAAGGTCGCAATTGGAAGGAGGAACGCTGGCGCGCATTGTGTCAAATCCTGATCAACGAGGGTCGCCACGTGGTGATTGTCGGTCAGGAGATGAACTACAAACTGCCCTGCTCAATCGATCTGCGTGGCAAGACACAGACGTTCCTGCACCTTGGGGCTGTGATCGGTGCTGCGTCGCTGTTTGTTGGTATCGACAGCTTCCCATGCCATGTCGCCGGTGCGATGAAGACGCCGCGCGTCGTTCTCTTTGGGGTAACGTCCCCTCAATGCTTGCTCTGTAACTCACCCCACACAAGTGCCGTGGTGAGTGATAGCAAGCACCCTTTTACCGGACTTCGCCACAAGGTGAACTCCATGAACAAAATCAACCTGGGCAACCCACCCAACAACCCAATGGACACGATCTCCGTGGAGGAGGTCCTAAAGACGATACGATCACACCTATGCCGACCACACGACGATTCCTCATTGGATCAGGATACAGCCACAAGTCAAAGACCCCTGTCCCTCCAGAGCAGTTCTGCGAAACTTGGGTAACCAACATAGGTAGCAATGTTCATCACCGAGCAGAACGGGTGGTGGTGGTTACCGGGGGTGGGATGGGTCCAAGTTATCTCCACCGCAATGTCAATCTCGTGGTGTCCTGTTCGGGGGACTTGGGTTCACTGAGGGACAAGCATGAGGGTAGGACAAACTACCCAATCGTTGGGTGGGCGTCAGCGATGCTCACTGCAGCGTTAATTGCTTACAATGACTGTTTGGACTTTGTTTTCCAGGAGCAGGACTGTTTAGCGTTCGGGCCGTACATCGATCAGCTCTATGCTGAAATGGGCAATGGTACTATGACGATAGGGGGTCCACTCAACCCACCGCACCAGAAGCTCACATCGTCGCAAAGCCTTTTCCTGGTGCGCCACAGTTTCATACCCAGTTTTGTGTCGCTGTACTTGAGCCTGGGTGAGGATGCCACCCTCCCGGGCCAATACGGTGAGCAGAAATTCACCGCCCTGAAGAAAGGCCTTGGCGATAGGGTGCGCGTGTCAGGACCGTGGAACCTTGACCGCAACCGACCCCTGCCATGGGAAGCTCCTGTGTGGGCTGCACAGCAATGGACTTTAGACGAATACAACGAAGCAAAGAAACGCGAACTCATACGATGAAAATACTACCGACACGGCAAGACCTGATCAAAGCTGTTATTGAGCCCAACACCACGGGAGTGGAGGTTGGTGTGTTCTGTGGCGACTTTTCCGGTCAACTGCTGAAATATCCCATCAAGCGACTTTACATGGTCGATCCGTGGGCCACATACGACGAGTTCCGACACGACCCGCTCAACAGTGAGAAGTCCCACAACTACGCTTACAACCGGGTAATCACTGACCTTGCGCCTGACATTGCAACGGGCCGAGCTGTTGTGAAGCGCGGCTTGTCAGCTGATGTCGCCCGTTCGTTCAAGGAGCCCTGCATCCATTGGGCATACATCGATGGCAACCACCTGCGCCGATATGCGCTGCAGGATTTGGAACTGTGGAGCAACCTGCTGTATCCGGGTGGGTTCATCATGGGCCATGACTTCGTGGACAACACACCTGACTGCGGGGTGCAGCTCGCGGTCATGGAGTTCTGCGTAAAGTACGGGTGGGAGCTCGAATATGTCACCTCCCCGCACAACCCACCACCCGTCACCGAATGGGAAAACATCCCGTCGTTCTGTCTCCGCAAACTACCACGCCGATGAGCTTTGGAATATCACATATCAACCTGGGATGTGGTGACAACAAGCTCCCATACCCTTGGTCCAACTTCGACAGGGATGTGGACATCACCAAGCGTCTGCCGTTCGTCAACGGTGCTGCTCAGATGATCCTGATTGAGCATTGCCTTGAGCATGTGACCTGTCCCGATGGGTTTCGGTTCATGCAGGAAGCTTACCGGTGCCTGAAGCCCGATGGTGTGCTTCGCATATGCGTGCCTGTCATTGGCAGGCTCAGTCATGACAAGGCTGTGGACATCATCACCAACCACGGCCACCTTATGGTGTTCAATTTCCCACTCCTGAAACAACTACTTACCGTAGCGGGCTTCCGCATCGTTGAGGAGAGTGACCGAAAGGAATGCGACGGTCACTGGAAGGCCATAGGGATGGAGCAGGACAACATCGAAACACTCCGCGTGGAAGCTATCAAATGAACCGAAACATATTCCTTACCGGCGGTGCCGGTTTCATAGGCGTCAAACTGACTGAGGAACTGCTCAAGCGTAGCCACCGCGTCACATGCTTTGACAACCTCTCGACCGGCAAGTTCAAGGACATCGAAAGATTTGTCATGGCGCCGGGGTACCAATTCATCCAGGGTGACATACTCGACCCCATGCACCTTGTCACCACGATGAAAGGACACGATGTTGTGTGGCACCTGGCAGCTAATACGATCATGCAGGGCCAGGACAACAATTTCGACTTCAAGCACAACACGATTGGAACACTGAACGTGCTCGAGGCAATGAAGGACCTGAGCATCAAAGAGCTCCTGTTCTCATCGACCGCAGCAACGTACGGTGATGAACCCAACACCATCCTATCCGAGAAACACGGACCGATGCTTCCCATATCGCTGTACGCAGCATCCAAACTCGCTGCTGAGGCGTTCATCAGTGTGTATGCACACCATTACAACATCCACGCATGGATATTCCGGTTTGGCAATGTGGTCGGTGGTGGGATGGGTCACGGCATCATTTACGACCTGATCCAAAAACTGAAGAACCGATCAAAGGGATCTACTCCCATCCTAGAAGTTTGGGGCGATGGTCAGGGACGCAAACCGTACTTCTTAGTTGAGGACTGCATCTGGGGCATGATCACTGCTTTCAACATTCCGCCTGGCGAACGCCGCCAGTGTGACGTTTACAACCTGGGAACGGATGGTCAGACCAGTGTTGATGATGTTGCTCATATCGTGTGTTACGAGATGCAGCAAGCTGGCAAGATTCCCATGGATGAAACCATCTATCTCAATCACACAGGTGGACGCCATGGTTTCCCCGGTGACGTGCCAGTCGTGAACTACACTGCAACCAAGATGAACTCATACGGGTGGCGACCCTCTCATTCATCGGATGAAGCGGTGCACATCGCAGCACAACGTCTGATACCTGAAGCTTATGTTTCCTAGAACTGCAGTCCCAACGGGACAACAGCATTCGACTCAGGGCATTCTCCCAACTGACATTCAGTGCCAGCAGGTCATTGCTGAGATGACCACGTTCACCGACCAACTCACTGACTGGGAAAATGAGTTCGTTGTGTCGAACAAGTCTCGCACTCACTTTACCGACCTTCAAAAGGAACGCATCAAAGCGTTTGGCAAGAAATACGTCCTTAACACCCGCCTTACATGAACACACCCAAAAAATGGAGCTCAGATGAACTTAAGATACTCGACCGCATGAACCGAAAGCGCATGACGTTGAGTCAACTTTGCGAAGCATTCCGAACCACTGAAGATCAGATAGGGCTGGGGATAGATGAAATAAACCGCAAAGGACAAGTCCAACAACCCAAAGCCGAGACTTCTGGTGCGCTACCCGAGGGTGCAAAAGAAATCCCCATTGACAGTGACTTCATGCAGGAGGTCATGCTGGACATATGTGAGACACACAACAAGCTAGGTCAGCAGGTCATGGGCCTTGCACAGGTCGCTGCGATGAACGCCACTGAGGGTGAGATCATCCACACAGCTGAGAAGGTGACCGAGTTTTGGAAACAGATGGTCGAGCCCAAGATGGCGTTGCAACTGATCATCGTGCAAGTCCTCTACAAGAACTTCATATTCGTGCGAAGGCCCGTGGCGGTACCTGCACCAGCGAAGGAGGAGGAAAAGAAATGAGTGACGAAGCAAAGATTGCCGCTGCGATAGCAGCATTGCCACCGGACGTGGCGGTCGTCGTAAAGACGCTCATTGCGTGCAGGAACAAGGAGTGGTTTGGTAAGATCACGCTGCACATTGAATCAGGAAAGGTGATACGGTATAATACCGAGCAGAGTCACCTGGTGGCGAAACAGGGTTGACGCGTCGGTAGTGGGTAGGATTATTATTGACTTACCAGTCCTAGGCCCATATTTGACGTTCCACGGTAGGAACGGGTATCCGAAAAGCGGAGCTTGGCAGTGTTCAGCAGCTCCACTTTTCACACATGAAACGATCACAACGGACTCGGCGTCCCGCACGTCAGTCTACCCTTGTCACGAACAAAGACAGTTCGCCGACGTTGACCAAAAACGTGCGGCAGTCAGTCCGGTTCGCCCTGAAGACGAACTCGCGTCTCATACGACATGAGACGATGGAGGGCCGTGAATACACGGCGGTACCGATGGTGATGCTCACCGAGGGCGTCCATGCGGGCAGTCAGGGACCGTTGCTTTACCCGGCTGACGAGCTCGGCAAGACCCCGCAGGTTTGGAACATGAAGCCCGTGGTCGTGTACCACCCCGAGAAGAACGGTGAGGGTGTCAGCGCGTGCGACCCTGAGATCGCCGAGAATTACAAGATCGGTGTGATTATGAACACCACCTTTGATCAGACGGGCAGGCTGAAGGCCGAAGCCTGGATTGAAGAGGAACGCGCCAACAAGGTGGATGATCGGGTCATGAAGGCCATTGAGAATCAGGAAATGATGGAGCTGTCCACCGGGGTCTACACCGACCAGGAGGAAACGCCCGGTGAATACGGTGGCGAGGCGTACAACGCCATTGCACGCAACTATCGTCCTGATCACCTTGCTCTCCTGCCCGACAAGAAGGGAGCGTGTAGCATCGAAGACGGTGCGGGGTTCATCCGCAACAGCGCCGCGTTGAACAGTGAGCAGGTGGACATCCTGCTCAACTATGCGAAGGGGAAACCCGACGCTGAGGAGAACAACGATGACAGCAAGGACAACAACGCTGCCACGGCGTCATCGTCCGCCATTCGCAAGGGTGCATGGGCGGTGATTAGCGGGAAGCAGAAGGCGCATGAGGATGCTGCCAAGGCGCACAAGGCCGCTTCCGCCGCCTTCAAGAAGGACGGCAACGATGCCCACTCAAAGTGGCATGACACCAAAGCGTCCGACCACAAAGCATGGGCCGTTGAAGCCGGTGCGGCCAGCAAGACGCCCACCAAGAATACTCTCGTGTCTGCACTTATCGGCAACGCGCTCGGCCAGCAGGACATTTCCAAGGGTGACCTGGTGAAGCTTGAGCAGTTCGTCAGTGAGATGTGCGCTCGCGTCCTCGCCAACGATGTGACGGGCGATTCCAATTTCAAACCCGACCCCACACAGGACGATGACTCGGACGACAACCAGGACAAGAAGCGCGCCGCCGGTCAGGTGTCTACCACGGGCAGCGGGGAGGTCGCGTCGAGCATGACGGGGGGTGATGCTGCCACAGCGACCGCAACGGAACGCACCAACGACGCCATGACGCGCAAGTCACAGTCGTCAGTCGCGCACAAGGGAGCTGCCATCGCCCACCGCGTCGCATCGTCTGCACACCGCAAGGCAAATGACGGGAAGGGAAACCTGATGACAGCGTACCACGACACCGCTGCCAAGATGCACGACGGCATCGCCAAGGAACTTTCAGCCACGACCAACGAGCTGTCATTTGACGACACGCGCTCAGCGTTGAGCACTGCACTTTGCGAGAAACTGGACTGTGATCCCATGATGTGCAGTCCGTGGGTATGCGATGTCTTCGAGGATTACTTTGTGTATTCCTACAAAGGCGAGCTTTACTCGCACGACTATTCCAAGGACAACAAATCCGTTACTTTGGAGGGCGAGCCAGAGGCGGTGGTTCGCGTCACTACGTATGAACCCGCCACAACCAACGATTCGGAAGAGTCTTCGGAAACAACCAAGAACATGAATAAGAAACAGATCATTGACGCCCTGATCAAGAATCACGGCTGGGAGGAAGGCGAACGGAAGTTCCTTGAAGGACTTCCCGAGAAGCGTGTCCGCACGCTTCACGATCAAGCGACCAAGAACGCAAAGACGACCGGCGCGGGCGACCCCTCTGACGGGGGTGACGACGAGCAGGACGACAACCAGGAGGACAACCGCGGCGGCGAGGACAACGGCAAGGGTGGCAAGGGAGCCGGCGGCAAGGGCAAGCGCGGTGTCGGTGAGGACCCGTCGCCCGACGCGTTCAAGACCAACCGGGCCAAGCGCGCCACGTTCAACGAGTATCTCGCCGATGCGCCCGAGGAGGTGCAGGAGATTCTCCGGAACGCCCGGGACATCACCTCGAACGAACGCAAGCGCCTGTGCGAGGACATCCTCGCCAATGACGCCAACGAGTTCACACAGGAGGAACTCGACGCGTTCACGCTCCCGCAGCTCCGCAAGTTCGCTGCCATCGCCACGCCGGACCGCTCGTTCGGTGCCGTGCGCTACGACGGTCAGGGCGAAGCCGCTCCCGCTCGCAACAGCGAGGAAGGTGCCGGCGAAGTCCTGGACGCCCCGGTGATGAACTTTGAGACCGAGAAGGCCAAAGTCTCCGCCTGATCGAAACCAATCACGCAGAAACAATCAACAAAGGATAAACCAACATGTCAGGACTTCCCACTCCGCAAAAGCCGCGGACAATCAAACTGCAGACGCAGCGCGAACGTTGCGAGCGTATTGCAGCGAACGGTAGCATTTACCCCGGGCATCTGCTCGCGGTGAACTCTAGCAATCAGGTCGCTCCTCACGCAACGGTCGGCGGTCCCGCCTCCCGCTGGTTCGCTGAGGAGGAAGGTCTGTACTCGCTCAACAGCGGCACGCCCAACAGCGTGGACACGCAGTACGCTTCAGGCGCGCTGATTCCCATCTTCATCGCCCACCCGGGCGATCTGGTGAACGCCATCTTGAAAGCGGGCGTTGCTTACGCGGTCGGCGACCAGCTGATCAGCGCGGGCGACGGAACGCTTGAGAAGGCGTCCTCACACACCTCGGGGTCGACGTTCCACACCATCATCGGCGAGTGCGATGTGGCGTTGGACCTCTCGGCAACCGGTGCCGTGAACACGCGCAGTGCCGTGTTCGTGTACTGATCCACGTTCAACATCAACTCAGTAAAATAGAATACACATGATCAAGAACCTGGATTACATCCTCAACGGTCAGGCATTCGGGAACACGGCCACGCGGCTGATGAACTCGGGCTTCGACCCGCGTGTGCTTCGCCCCTACCTCGGCAGGGACGGACGCACGTACATCACCGTCAACCACCAGGACCCGAAGACGGGCAAGATCACGCCCCGCGCGGCTCTCGCTCGCAACGCTTCGGCAACCCTGCGGTACGACGACTGGCGCCAACTTGACACCGCGGTGCTGAAGGCAGCCCGTGGTCGTCTGCGGTTCGTCGCCGACCTTCGCGCCGGTGGCCTGCAGTACACCATCCCGAACGGCCTGAGCAAGACCGTCCTAAGCACGGAGTCGAGCACCGACCCGGGCACGGCGGGTGTCAGCATGGACGGTCTCGACAAGGGCAAGGGCGACCGCCAGGAATACACACTGACCAATGTCCCGCTGCCGCTGATCCATTCGGACTTCAGCTTCTCAGCGAGGCAGATCATGGTCAGCCGTGAGTCGTCAACACCGCTCGACACATCGATGGCAGAGGCTTCCGCCCGCCGTGTCGCCGAGACCGCCGAACAGTTGGCGCTTGGCAACTGGGCCGGTGGCAACTTCTCATTCGGTGGCGGCACGATCTACGGGGCGACCACGTTCCCGCAGCGCCTGACGTACACGATGACGGCACCGACGCACACCTCCTGGACGGCCAGGACGACGCTGAACGAAGTGCTCGCGATGAAGCAGGCCAGCCAGGCGGCTGTCCACTTCGGCCCGTGGATCCTGTACGCGTCAACGTCCTGGGACCAGTACCTGGACAATGACTACAGCACGACCAAGGGCGACGTGACGCTCCGCGAGCGTCTGAAGCAGATCGATGGGATCCTGGACATTCGTGCCCTGGATTACCTGACCGGCTACCAGATGCTGCTCGTCCAGCAGTCCTCGGACGTGATCCGCGAAATCGTCGGACTGGACTTCACCACGGTCCAGTGGCAGACCGAGGGTGGCCTCGAGATGCACTACAAGGTCATGGCCATCATGGTCCCGCAGGTTCGTGCGGACGTGAACGGCAACACCGGACTGGTGCACGGCAACGCGGTCTGATTGAATTAGCGTCGGACGGACGCTGTTTCATGGTAATCTGGAGGGGCGCTCGCGGCCCCTCCAGTTTTCATTTTCGTTAGATAAACCACACAAAAGAAAGACACCCATATGAGTAAGCTCAGAGGATTCAAGGTACTGGCCGGCGTTCACCACCACAACGTGCCCGGTGAGATGAAGGCCAAGACTAATGCGGACGTTGATCCCAACGTCTATGCCGTCGGCAGCGTCGTCAAGACACGCGTCGACCTTAAAGCGGCATTCCCGAACAAGTTCGAGGAAATCCAGGTCGAGCAGCCGGCACCGCCGGCCCCCGCAGCTGCAGTCGTGAAGACTCCGGCAGCGGTCACCACGCCCCCCAAGGCAGAAACGTCGGCACCCGACGCTGGCGAGGGCACTACGATGCCTGCCGGGGAGGATGCAACCGATCAGTTCCCCAAGGCCAAGAAGCTGGGCTTCGTCGTCACGAAGACGGATGAAGGTTACTTCGTCGCCGACAAGGACAATCCCACCAGGGCGGCAAACGCCAAGGCGATCAAGAAGTCGGAGGTCGAGCAGTACGTGGCCGATCTGGCCTAACAACGCCGGCCGATGCCCCGTTGGAAACCAGAGCGCGAATGGGAGGGTCAGGACGCCATCATAATTGGCGGTGGTCCCTCATTGAAGGGATTTGACTGGGGCCTGATCGAAGGCGAACACACAATTGGATGCAACTCGGCTTTCACGCTCGGAAGCCGAGTTTGCTCCATCTGCCTTTTCTCGGATCAGCACTGGTTCAACAAGTACGCTGACGAGCTGAAGAACTTCGATGGTCGTGTGGTGACTCAATGCGAGTACATCAACGAGAACATCCACTTCATCTCGAAGATGGCCCGCCATGAGACGGAAATGACTGCTGAGGGCGACTCGCTTTACTTCGGTTACGGGTGCTGCAGCGGGACAAGTGCCATCCACCTCGCACTCCTGATGGGAGCCAAGCGGGTGTTCCTGCTTGGGTTTGACGGCAAGCTGGGACTTGAGCGGGAATCGAACTGGCACAACCGCGTCATTGAACCGCCCAACCAGCGAGTCTACGAGAAGTTCTACCGTGGGTTCGACAAGCTCGCGAAGACGTACCAGCAGGTGTTTCCTGGTACGGAGATTTTCAACTGCAACCCGGAGTCGGCGTACACTCAGTTCCCGTTCAAGGAATTGCCCGTGCCCGCATCCAAACTATTCATGGACTAACATGAGCTTTCCAGGACGCACAACGGGGGTGGCAGTTGCGGGGATCATTGAGACGGATCCCACTCTCGTATTCACTGACTTCTCGGGACTCAATCCTTTCATAGACGTGGCCAATGAACTCGTCACCGAGTGCTGCACACCATGGAACGGAACCACGGGCAACAAGCAGATGCGACCCTCTCAGGCGTACACACCCGCACGTTTGGAGCTGATTGAGAGGTGGCTGACGGCGCACTTCTATTGCACGCTCGACCCGAGGGTGCAGATGGAAGCTGCCGGTTCGGTCAGGCAGTCGTTCCAAAAGTTTGTCGGCACTGGGTTTGAGGGTTCACAGTACGGACAGAACGCCATGCGAATCGACACGCTGGGTGGACTCGCTGCGAAGAACAACAAGCCCCAGTTCATGCGCGACCTGCCAATTGGTATATTCTCGCTGGGGTCGCATGAGGGCCGGTACCAACCGCGTTGTCAGACTTCGGGCTACTGCCCATGAGCATAATCACACGAATGAGGAAGCAAGTCGCCGTGTGGTGGGGACAATCCGCCGCGCCCGATGCGTTTGGTCAGCCTGTGTGGGGTGCACCTGTGCAAATCAAGTGCCGCTGGGAGGACAGTGTATCCGAGTACATCGCCAAGGACGGCAGCACCCAAAGGTCAACTTCTCGCGTGTATGTTGATCGTGTTATGAAGGAGGGTGACCTCCTTCGACTTGGGGCGATCACAACGCTGACCAATTTGTCCGTGCCCAAGAAGAACTCAGGCGTGTGGGAGATCAAGAGTTTCAACCAGCTGCCCAACATTCGGAACAGCGAGACGCTACTCACCGCTTACCTCTGATGTTCATAGCACAACTCACAGGAATGGAGGACCTGATCAAAGGGGTCCGAGACGCCAATGACCAAATTGGTGGGAAGATCGAGCGCGGCCTGACGAAGTGCGGATTGCTGCTGCAGCGCTACAGTCAGTTGATCGTGCCCGTGGACAAGGGCAACCTCCGCGGGAGTGCCTACACGCGCTTGCAGGGCAAGGGATTCTTCGCCACGGTGGATGTTGGATACACCGCCAATTATGCCATCTACGTCCACGAGAACATGGACGCCGCTCACGGCGAGGATTACAACCAGAAGTACGCGGCGCAGATCGCTGCGGGGGACAAAGGATTCCATACTCGTGGTGCGAATCAGAAGGCCAAGTTCCTGATCGGTCCCGCAATCGAGCACCGCGGTGAGTTCCTGAGCATCATGGCCGGAGCTGCAATATGACCCCGTTGACTCAAAGCCCGGCGTTCATCTTGGCTGCCCTGCTCAGGAGCAAGGGTGTGGTTGTCTTACCCGGTTCGACTGGCATGTGGCCCTGCTACATAGGATCGATGCCTGACGGGGACAACGTGCCAGATGAGTGCGTGTCAATACGTGACATGCCCGGCATTAAGGAAGGACGCGACATGGCAAGCGGTCTAGTCCTCGAGCGATTCGGCGTGCAGATCAAAGTGCGTGCGACCAGCACCGATTACAACGGTGGGTGGCAGCAGCTGGATGCAATCATGCTGGCCTTGGACAAGGTTGTCAGTCAATCGGTGCAGACCGACACATCCCACTTTTACACCATTCCAGCAATCACGCGCGGTTCACCGCTGCCCATGGGACAGGAACCAATCACCGAGAGCACCAAGCGCCGGTGGTTCTTCGCACTCAACGCGACCTTCACTTGCGATCCAGTTTAGTCCGAAACAAAAACATAATCAGGAGATATCACAATGTTCCTACACGACGGTTATCAAACAATCATCTCGTTTGCAACGGACAGCACGTTGAAGTTCTACGAGATTGAGGTCACCCCTCCTGCCATGCAGATCGGCAAGAGCATCGACCTCACCACCATGCGGAACACCGCGTGGCGCACCGCTGCTGCCGCGATCCTCAAGTCCCTCACGGGCGCGAAGATCAAAGTGGCATACGATCCCGACATCTTCGCCCAGTGCGATGCTGGCGCGCTCGGCCGGAATCAGCTGATCACGATGACGTTCCCCGACAGCTCGACGCTCGCGTTCTACGGATTCCTGGATTCCTTCACACCTTCCGCGATCAAGGAAGGCGCACGTCCCGAGGCGGACATCTCGATCATGCCGACGCTGCTGAACGCGTCCAATGTTGAGACGGCCCCGGTCTACGTCGCTGGCTCGTAAACACCAACCACACACCCGAATAAACACACCCATGAGCGAAGACCTAGTCCTATCGACAACCGTGGCGACCACACCGGTCACCATCGACGGCAAGAAATACACGCTGCGCGAACTGACCGGCAAACAGCGCGATGCACATCTAACGGCCAGTGGAAAGCGAATCCAGTTCGACGCAACCGGAAAGCCGGTCCGCGTCAACGAGTTCGACAACCACCAGGCCGAACTGATTGCTCTCGCGTTGTTCACCGAGAACGGCGAGTCTGTCCCGCTGGCGACCATCGAACAATGGCCCGCACGCGTCCAGACGGCTCTGTTCAACAAGGCACGTGAGATAAGTGGTCTCACGACCGATGACGCCGCGAAAGTAAAAAACGACTCAGAGGCGAGCGCAAAGACTGGTTCCGTTTAGCCGCGCGACTCGGCCTCCCACTGCAGGTTGTCCAACGTTTAACAACAAGTACCGAGTTCAACGAATGGCGTGAGTTCCTGACTCAGGAGAATTTAGAAGTGCGGCGCGAGGATTTCCTCTTCGCCCGCATTGCGCTTGAAATACGGCGTACTACCCTGAAGCCTGAACACCGCGACTCGCTAAAACTCGAAGACTTCCTGACACGGTTCAAGGACAAACCAAACGATACCGAAGAAGGACTGACTCCTGCTCAAATCAAGCGCAAGCGCGCCGAAGCTTCGAAGGCTGCGTGGTTCGGTATCCTGGGGACGATGAAAGCCGCCAAACAATCCAAAAAGTAAATGGGAGCTGACACACAATCAATTGGGACACTGGTCGTCACACTGACAGCCGACGGTCGTGCATACCTGAAGACGATGGGGGACACCCTGTCGGCCACGCAGACAATCACGCAGCAGATGCTGACTGCGTTTGAGGGTGCGTCAGCTGCCATTGCTACCACAGTTGTTGCTATCGGTGCTGCCGCCGTGAAGTCGTATGCCGACTTTGAAGGCGACTTCGTCAACTCGACTGCAAACATGTCTGGCGCTACGGCCGACATGAAGGACAAGATGCAGGACATGGCGATCCAGCTGTCAGGGCAATCGACGAGCAGCGCTCAGGAGTTGGCGAAGGCATACGGCGTCCTAAAAAACAACGGCATGGACGCAGCTGGGGCTTTGGCTGCAATCGGCGTAGCGGACACGTTTGCGGTAGCATCCCATACTGAACTGACGACGGCCACTGATGCCCTTGCTAAGGCGACTGTGGCAGTTGGCATGGCGTCAGCTGACGCTGCAACGAATGCGAAGAACATGGCGAGTGTCTCGGACACACTCACGACTGCGGCCCGGTTGGGCAACGGCACCATGATGGACTTCGCTCATGCACTTGCACAGGCGGGTGTTCAGATCAGGATGTTGCCCGGTGGATTCCAGGAGGGTGCTGCGGTCATCGCAGCATATACCAAGACGGGCAAGTCTGCTGAGGATGGAGCTCAAGCGCTGGCGATGTCGCTGCGAACCCTCCAACAGTCTGCAGTCAAGCAGCCTGAGATGTGGCAGCAATACGGGATGAGCATCTACAATGCTGCTGGGCAGCTGAAACCGTTCGGTGACGTACTCAAGATGCTTCAGGGTAACATGGCGGGGTTGACACAAGAGCAGCAGCGCAAGGAGCTTTCTGACCTTGGGTTCCAAGCCCGCACGCTCACATCAATTCAAAGCATGCTGGGGCTTGGCGACGCCATAGGCAAATATCAGACAGCGATGGAGAATGCGGGTGGCGCAACGCAGACGGTCGCTGATCAACAGCTGGCGACGTTCAACGCGCAGGCTCAGATCCTGTGGAACAATGTTGTCAACATACTCACGGTGATCGGTTCGCAGTTGGTGCCCGTACTCGAGGTGCTGAACACAGAACTTATCACCCTGATGCAGACGAACGGTGCCACCACTTCATCGGTGAAGGACTTCGCTGTCTCACTCGGTGAGGACCTGGTGCAGGGCATCCAACTTGCGATGCAGGCGTGGCAGTTCTTTGAGGGTTTCCTCAATTCGGGACAGTACCTGTTCCTCAGGATAGCAGAAGTGGACATGCGCGTGTACGACACGTTGGTGGCGGTTGCAGCGGCCATGAAAGCCCTTGTCACTCCGGGCCAGAGCGTGGCATCAGCGTGGAAGAACGCCATGGACAATGCCAAGTATGATACCGCACAGTTTGAAGCTGAGATCGACAAGCTGAATACCAAGTTTGACAAGATCATGACCGCCACGCCCGGTGATGATTTCAAGAAGGCTGTTGATGATGCACGCATCCATACAGCTGCGTTGGCAAATGCGACCGGTGCCGCAACGGCTGCGACTGTAGCGGCCACGACCGCTACCACGGCTCAAACAGCTGCGTTGTCCAATGCTAACACGATCATCCCTGAGCATGTGGCACTGATCAACGCCATCAAGTATCCATGGGAGGTCAATTCGATCAAGATTGAGGAGTACTTGGTTGCGTTGGAGGATGGATTGAAGAAGGGCACTGTCACGCTGCTTCAATTCCAGCAGGCGATGCTAAAACTCAACTTGAAGGGCACCGCTCAGGATCCATTTGAGAAGACGCTTGCTGACCTTGCTGAGTTGGATGCTGCGTACAAGCATGACATCATTACACTCCAGGAATACACGGTCGCACGCGCCAAGTTGCTGAACTCCCAGACACAGTCCCAGACTGGTATTAAGGGGGTTGACGAGATTGCGAACCTTAAGAAGCAGATCACCCAGGAAATTGCCCAGTTCAAACTCGAGCATGACGAAGCAGTCAAGTGGAAGACAATGACCAACGCTGAGCTTGAGGCGATGGACAAGGCGCACGCCCAGAAGGTCGCGGCGGATCAGCAGCAGTTGCTGCAATCCGAGATTGGCTCCTACAGTGAGATTGCTGCTGCAGTCACGGGCATCACCTCTGACATGTTCGGTAAGCAGAGCGGTGCATACAAGGCGATGTTCGACATCCAAAAGAGTTTTGCCATCGCATCAGCGACGATGAACATGTTCCAGGCGATTGCGTCCGCGTTTGCTACGCAACCGTTCTTCCCGCTGGGGTTGGCCATGGCTGCGACTGCGGCAACAGACCTTGCCACCATCGTGTCGAACATTGAGGGCATGAGCTTTGAGGGTGGTGGTGATACGGGCATGGGTGCGCGTGTCGGCGGGTTAGACGGTGCGGGTGGTTTCATGGCGATGCTGCACCCGCAAGAGGTGGTGTCCGACCTGACTAGGGGACAGCGTCCCCCCGGTGGCAGTGGAGGTTCAAGCGGTCCGGTCGTGAACGTTCACAACTACACCTCCTCTCAGGTGAGTGCACAACCCAGCGCGACCGATGCCCAGGGAATTGACATCATCATAAAGGGCGCCGCTGAGAGGGTTGCAAAGGACATATACCAGGGAGCTGGACCTGTCAGCTTGGCGATCCAGCGGTCCTATAACATTAGGAGGGGTCAACCCACACCCTGATGCAATACTACCCCACCCTGATCCTGCCCGAGGTTCAACTACAGTATGGAATAACTCCATCCTCTGGGTTGCTGCGTACTGATGTCGGGGATCAGTTTGGCATATACCAGCAGCGCAACCGCTTCAGGAGTGACCTGAAGACGCAGGATGTCCAGTGGACTTTCAATGACTTGCAGTTCCAATACTTCCAGGCGTGGGTGTATTACAAGATCACGCTGGGGGCTGACAAGTTCCTGATTTACTTGGCACTGGGTGACGGGCTTCAGTGGTATACGGCCAGGATGGTTGGTGCCACGTACAAAGCGAAATACAACGAGGGTCAGTGGATCGTGAGCGCTCAGCTTGAGATTGAGGACGCAGTACCCGCATGAGCAACTGGCCTTCCACGCTTCCCGGGGTTCAACTCGAGTATGATACTGGGGTGGGCCAGAGCCCGGTCATCAGGACGACGATGGCGACCGGTCGGGTGCGCCAGCGCCTCAAGCGCACGAACACGCTGATGGTACAGAACGTCCAATGGACGCTCGGCGATGCCGACCTAGTCACGTTTGAGAATTTCTGCAAGTTCACCATCAACAACGGTGAGGACTACTTCACGATTGATCTGCCGATCGGTGGGGGACTAATCAATTACCAGGCACGGTTCGTCGGTGGTGTTTGGAAGGCAAAGTACAACGAGGGCAAGTGGGTAGTAACTGCACAGCTTGAAGTGCAGGGACCACCCATCATTGCCGAATCTGTGCTGGACGCAGCGATAGCGCTGGCGGGTTCATCCTCTCAAGTTGAGACTGCCCATGCGTCTGATGTTTCCAGTTATGTCACGATAAGAGCATCCGCTGTTGCTGAAGCAGCTTCAGCAGCTGACGTGGTAACTGAGGTTGTATCGGACAACAGCTTTGTCACTGAGGCAGCGTCTGCTTCCGATGCTGTCACATGTGTGGCTTCGTATGCGCCGAGCGTTACTGAGGCTGGATCCGCTTCGGATGTCAATGCAGCTGGCACCGTGTACGCTCCTTCAATGATATTGGAGGATCCCACAGCGGTGGATACCACTGACGGCGCGATCATTGCCAACGTCAATGAAGCTGCGGACGCTACCGACGCCAGCGATGGTCAATACCTCGCCGCTGTGTCCGAGGCCGCCAATGCGCAGGACGTTGAAGACGGTCCCACAAACTTCTTTGTATCTGTGTCCGAGGCCGCCAATGCGCAGGACGTTCTAAACGTGGTGAACATCGCTGGTGGTACTGTTGTGGATGTAATGGATGCGCTCGACCTGCCGGTTGGCATTGCCACATATGTCACCAGTGTCACTGAGGCGGGTAGCGCTACAGACCTTACTGATGCAATCGACTTCAATGGTGGAACAGCCAATGAAGCGGCAAATGCGCAGGACGTGCCGGTTGGCGCCGCTACGCGGCTGGCTGACCTGGAAGATTCTACGTCGACTGTCGACTCAGCTGCGGGTGGATATTTGGTGACCATATCAGAAGCAGCCAGCGCTGCAGACAATCCGTCAGCTGCGATTCTGTTCAGTGCCGCTATTTCGGAATCAGGCACAGCAGCAGACTTGCTGTCGGCTGCTGACATACAGATATTTACCACCACGGGATCGAACACATGGACAAAGCCTTCGGGTGGTGTCACTACAGTTGTGTACCTGATCGGTGGTGGCGGTGGCGGTGGTGGTGGCGCTGCGTTTTCTTCGTCTATCGGAACTAACGGAGCCTGCGGTGGCAGCGGTGCTGCTAGGACAATATCGTCATTTGCGACATCAACACTGGGATCAACAGAAACAGTCACAGTCGGTGCTGCTGGTGTGGGTGGGGCCAGCTCCACCACGGGTTCATCGCACAACGGTACCAATGGAGGTGACACCTCGTTTGGAAGTTGGGTGACTGCTGGTAAGGGACTTGGGGGTAACGGTGCGGCTGGACCCATTGTCGTATTCGGTCCAAGTGGTGGCTCGCCCTCTGGTACATACACCTCTTCTGAGAACGGTGGTAATGGTGGCGATGCTACTGGGTACACCACGGGACACTTGAATGGTGCTGCTGGTGGATCAACCAACGATGCAGGAGCTGGTGGTGCTTCGTCCGCCGGCATTGACACATCCAGTAATGTGGGTGCGACAGCTGCTGGTGGTGCCGTCACGAATGGTGGTACTTCGGGTGCTGCCGGTTCCAGTAGCGCCGGTGGTAATGGGGGAGATTACACTGCCAGTGATCCGATTATACCTCCCGAGGGCGGTGGCGGTGGCGGTTCTGGTTCCAGCACTCTTACGGGAGGATTTACTGGTGGTAACGGCGGTAAATACGGTGCTGGTGGTGCTGGTGGTGGCAATACAAGGAGCGGACACACCTCAGGAGCTGGCGGAAATGGTTACCAGGGAATAGCGATAGTCATAACTTACTTTCAGTAGCCAATAAACAACCAATAATAAAATGAGCAAAGAAACAGTATATCCCAGGGATAATTCAGGCGCCACGGTTCTCCGCGGTTCCTTGCACGCCGAGCAGGCGTTTGCCGATGGCATCTACCACGTCCGCTGCATCCGAAAGGTCAACGGCAAGTCCAAGGTGATGTGGAGGGACACAATCAAGAACACGGTCACCACCGAGGGCAGGAACCTCGCGCTCGACACCATTCTTGCTGGTTCGTCCTACTCGGTCACCGGACCATACATGGGGCTGATCAGTTCAGTTGGTTACTCAGCAATCACTGCCGGTGACACGGCGGCACAGATCGACGGTGCCAACGGGTGGGCTGAGGCAGGTAGCAGCACCAACTACCCCCTGTATACCACGCCCCGGAAGACGTGCGTGTTCAGTTCCGCATCGGGTGCGTCCAAGGCGCTGTCAGCCGCCTTGTCATTCCCCATTGTGACCACGGGTGGCACGGTGAAGGGATGCTTCATCATATACGGATCAGGAGCGTCCAGCACCATCGCCAACACCAGTGGAAAGCTGTGGTCGGTCGGACTGTTCACGGGCGGCGACAAGGTCGTCTCTCCCGGTGACACGCTCCAGGTGTCTTACACGGCAAGCATGTAGTCCACTCAAGTCAGTCAAACATCAAAACCACACATGAAAAAGTACCTGCTCATGGTAATGTTAGTGCTCGCGGTGATGTTCGCCGCTCCCCGGGGTTACTCCCAGGTTCCCGCAATCGGTCCTTCCGTTGTCAACCCGGCACCGGTTGTACCGAACCCCCTTGTCTCGCTGCTGACCGACAGCAGGACATACGACGCCTTGCTGACCTTCAGCGCGGCCATATTCGCATGGTGGAAGCAGAGCAAGCTGACCACTTCGAAGAAAGCCCTCGTCGCCGTCGTGAAGGGGGTTGAGTTCGCCACATCGCTGCCTGAAGTCCAGCAGTTCGAGCAGACGGTGAAAGCAGCGATCAGCAAGCAAGCACTTGCGCTGGGTGTTCAGGATGACCTCCACAAGATCGTCCAGAACGTCACAGTGGAGCCCGCTGCGAAAACCTCCGGTTCAGTTTAAGTTAGGAAACATCAAAACCACAAAAATGAATAAGCTAAAAATGTTAGGATTCGCGGCCCTCTGCGCCGCTGTTTCGTTCACCACGGGCTGCGTTTCAAATGGGACACCGGGTTCCACAACGACTTCATCTGCGCTCTCGCAGATTGAAGCGCAGGTCACACCCACCACGCTCGCTAAGGCCGCCCAGGATGTCATCTCGGCAGTCGGTGCGGGCATCCTGCAGAAGAACCCGAAGTATTCGGGTGACGTGTCAGCTGCTGCGGATGTCTTCACGGCGATTGCGACATCCAATCCGGGTGCGCTGACGGGTGCGGACATCACCGCAGCTCTTGCATCCACAAATATCAGCGCGGCAAACCAGCAGACGATTTCCACTTATGCGGGATCGGCGCTGGCGCTGTACGAGTCGGACTTCAAGATCAACTTCCCGGCGCTGAAACCCAACTATGCGCTGTTCGCAACGGCACTTGCCAATGGGTTGAACGTCGCGAGCGGGAATCCCAACAAGGTGGTCGCTCTGCCTGCCACCACAACGGTCACCGCTCCAGCGACTCCAACACCGACGCCCACACCGGCGTCCTGATACCATGTTCACCACCATAGTTGGTGGTGTCGTAGCTCTCATCCCGCTGCTTACTGCGTACCTTCAGATACGTGCAGCGGCTGAGAGATTCAGACTCCAAACCCAAATCCAAGATTATGTTGACAAAATCCAAGACGCCGATGCGGCATTGCGCGCTAGTGGCAGTCCTGCTGATTTCGCTCGGGCTGACATCATGCGCGACCGAGCCCTCGCCGCCGCCGGCATCCTCAGTCGCCTCCCTGACCCTGTACCAGCCACCAACGCTGCAACTGGCAAAGGGAGTCCCGATCCAAAGTAAGTTGGGCATCTACACACCACAAATGGACGAAACCTGGGTGTCACCCCAGGAGTTCGCCAAGGTGAACAACGAACTGTACAACGCCATGAACGCGGCGGATCAGAAGAAACTCAACCCGTGAAACGCAAGAGGCGCATTCCAATGGTGGACGAGGGCATGAAGGTTCGGATACCTGTCATGCTCTTGTGGGCGGCACTCAGCGGTCTAGTGATCGCTGTGTGGGACGCCAGCAACGATTGGAATGCCCTCAAAGCGCGAGTGTCTGCACTTGAACAAGCACAGCAATGGCGCCTCCAGCATTACACAGCATCCCATTCCAAATGACTGCTCCCGTAGATGTAACAACGGTCACCAACGTGGCCACCCCCGTATGGTGGACACCAACTGAAGTGGCCGCACTTCTCACGATAGCAGGAGCTGCACTTGCGGGGGTCATGTGGGCCCTTGGTCATGTGTTCGTGGCCAAGAAGGTGTTCTACAACCTCAGGAGGGAGGACGAGAAGGCCGTGGAGCTCGCGAAGAAGAACGCGGACGATGCCATAAGGATTGCACTCGAGGAGAAGGACGAGGATTTCAGGAAGTATAAAGCGTACAATGAAAAGCTATGGGAGACTTTGGAACAAAGGACAACACGCATGGAAAAAGAACAAGCCACACTAATCGCCGGACCCATTGACAGGGTTGCTTCCGCTCTCATGAGGGTGGAGACAGCTTTGGAAACATTCAATGACAAGTCCGAGAAACGGAACGAAGAGACCATGAAGACGCTGCAGGGCATCGACCGACGCGTCATTACATTGGAGGCACGTCGCCAGCATGCCTGACGCGTCACTATCTGAAGCGCTCAAAGAGGCCTATACCCTGGCCCCTAGCAATGTTGCGGTCATCGATACCCTGCAGATCAGTCACCCGTCATTGCCCGGGGGTGACATCTTCATCTGCTGCAATACGGAAGCAATCACATGCCTGCTTGAGACGGAGGCTGAAGCAACATTCCAACCTTGTGCGTTTTCGATCCAACGTCCGCAGAGCGGTGACCAAGGCCTGTCCAATCTGCCGATTGCGATAGACAACATTGACCAGGTATTTACCGACTTCATCAACCAGGTCAAAAACTCCTCTGATCCGGTGTCGGTGACTTACCGGCCGTACCTGAGCAACAACTTGCTGGTGCCGCAGATGGTGCCACCCATCATCCTTTTCCTCACAGACATCACCGTGACCGAGACCCAAGTGCAGGGCAACTGCACGTTCATGGACATAATCAACAAACCATTCCCCACCCAGAATTACACCCGCACGCGATTTCCGGGATTGGCAAACACCTACGCACAATGATCACTTCACCACCCATCGAACGCCAACGCATCGTCAAGAAGTACACGTCAGGGCAAAAGCATTGGGCAAGCGACTACATCGGCATGAAGTGGGTCAACGGTGCACGCGGCCCCGACACTTTCGACTGCTGGGGACTGCTGTGCGCCGTTTACAAGAACCACTTCAACACCATCCTGCCCACATATGCCGGCATTGATGCTCAAGACCAATCTAAGACGGTGCCTGAGATAGCGAAGGGCATTGCATCGGGTGACTGGGTGAAGATTGACAAGCCGATCAATGGGGCAGCGGTTGCGCTTGGTGCAAACAACATCGTCACCCATGTGGGCATATACCTTGCGGTTGACCGTGGTCACCTGCTGCACGCGGTCAGCCCTGCTATGGGTGGTCGTGGCTTCGGTGGCGGTGTCGTATGCCACAGGATTGAGACCGTCAGGAATCGTTGCCTCAATGTCATAGGGTACTACATCCCCCGCACCTGGCCAAAGCCAAATGCAAGCTAGTCTCGTAGAGATTCCCAACGGCTTCGAGCCGTACAAGCACAAGGTCAGCGCGCTCCGCCGCAAGCTGACCATCAGGAATGTACTGCGAAAGCACTACAGTCCGACTTTCGTCGAGTTCGACCGGCCCACCATCATCCTGGTGAATGGCGTACCGGTGCTCAGGAAGGACTGGGACACACGGGTCATCAAGAACGGTGACGTTATGACGATAATCAGCCAGGTTGGATTCCCGCCGATTTATCTGCTGTGGGCGCTGGTCATCCTATTGATCGTTGCGGTGGTCGTGTTGGCGATGGCTCACAAGCTGTCCAACCTGACGCAACCACAGACCAGTCCCGCCTACACACTGCAGGGCAAGAACAACCAGGAGAAGCTGGGTAACCCGATTGAAGTCAACTACGGGAAGCAGCTGATATTCCCCAGCTACGCCGCGCAGCCGTACAACCAGTACATTGGCAACAGTCAGTACCTTTTCCAGTTCTTCTGTGTGGGTCAGGGCTTTTACAACATTACGGAGCTGTTCATTGGCACGACCCCGGTTGCCAACTACCCGGAGATCACATATGAGATCGTGCCGCCGGGATCGAAACCGACCCTGTTCCCCACAAACGTCCTGACGAGCTCTGACGTTTCCAACATTCAACTACTCGGGACGAATCAGACCGGGTATGTGGTGCAAGGACCGTTCGTTGCTAATCCCTCGGGTGCCCCATCGTATGCGCTGCGTTTGGAGGTGGACATCTCATTCCCCGCAGGTCTTTACAAGGGCAACTCGGATGGCAGCCTGAGCGATGAGACGGTGACGTGGATGTTCTCATACCAGCAGATTGATGATGTGACGGGTGCACCGATCGGAGCTCCCTACAACGTGCCGGGCAACTCAACGTACTCGACCACGACGCCGCAGCGCCAAACGATCAGTTGGACCCCACCGGTTCCGAACGCTCGGTGGGAGGTGTCTGCATGGCGCACCAATGCGCACGATACCGCTACGGGCGCTTCGGACGAGTTGGTGTGGGATGCGATGCGCTGCTTCTGTCCCGATGCTGCAAATTACGGCAACGTGACTTGCATCGGGGTGAAGGCACTTGCTGACTTCAACCTCAATGACCAGTCGGCGCAGGAGTTCAATATCCTTGCTGAGAGGATGCTACCAATTTACGACATAGACACGAACACATGGAGCGCCCCCACCGCCACGCGGTCCCCCATATGGGCGTTCTGTGATATGGCAATGGCGGCGTACGGACCACAATTGATCACGCAGTACCTCGACATGGTGGGTTTGGTCGCGTTGAATGACCTTTGCATTGAGAACAGTTACTACTTTGACTGGACGTTTGACCAGTCGACGACCTTCTGGGAAGCTGCGAAGCTGCTCGCCCTTGTCATACGGTCGACTCCGATCCTAACGGGACCCGTATTGGGACTTGTGAGGGACACCAAGCAGACAATCCCAGTGGCAATGTTCGGTCCTGAGAACATGGTGAAGGGTTCGTTCCAGTGGCAGATCAAACTGCCTGGGTACGACTACAATGACGGCATTGAGTTGACATACCAAGACGGGGACGATGGTACTTACCTGCCCATCATCACCGAATGCCAGCTGCCCGACATTGACGAGGGTAACAACCCGCTGCAGGTGTTTCTGTACGGTTGCACTAACCTGGTTCAGGCATGGCGCGAGGGCATGTACCAACGCGCGGTCGCGTACTACCTGCGGGAGAACATCGTCTTCTCAGTAGGGTTGGAAGGATTCATACCGTCGTACGGTGACCTGTGTGTGATCAGCTGCGACATTCCACGATGGGCAGTGTGTGGGTTGGTCATTGCTGCAGTCAATGAGGGTGGCAGCACATGGGCGCTGACGCTCAACAACGCAGTCCAATTCTCAGGTGGTGGTAGTGGTTCGACGTACATG